TATTACACCAGGCCACATAGTCCAGGAGCTTCAACGCATAACCCAGGAGATGGACAAGGGAGCTAACGCACTCTACGATGCTGAGTGCAAGATGGCAGATGCTGAGGCTGCTTATGACAAGGCAGTATCTTTAGCCTTTATCAACAACGCTGGAACTGTAGCAGACCGGCAAGCTGTGGCTAAATTGCAAGCAGTAGAGGAAAAGCTAAAGGCTGACCTAGCCAAGGCTGAATACAACAGGGTCCGAACCAAGCTAAAAACCCTGTCAGACCAAGCCACAATGATGGCAGTTATCAGCAAAAATGTCGAAATACAGTGGAAACACGCCTAGCTGGTAGCCTACTTGGGTGATTGCTGAAACCTGTAGCTGTGGTGCCAAGTTCAAAACTAATGAACCTCAGCCAGTCAAACTTGTCCGAGAGTGGCGTAGAAAACATACTTGCCAGGAGCAAGACATTGCAGACACACCTACCAGCGGTCTAGCTGACACACAGCTTGCAATGGGATTCCAACCAGGTGAGATGCCGGCAAAGAAACATGACCCTTGGGAAGATGATGAATAAAAAATCATTCCAGAAGTTCTTAGATCGAGATAAGTGTTGCTCACACTGTGGCACTACCGATGACACGCTTATCCCTCAGCATCGAAAGAACCGAGGCATGGGTGGCAGCAAAGACTTAGACAGGGCAAGCAACATCATTGTGCTTTGCTCAGAGGCTAATGGCTTACTTGAGTCAAACAGCAAGTTTGCAGAGCTAGGCAGGAAGTTTGGCTGGAAACTCGAACGATGGCAAGAGCCTGAAACTACACCTGTTTACATGGGCAACGGCTGGTTTCTGCTAGACAACGATTTCAACACGCATGAGGTTGAGCATGATGTCGAATACTTTTAGAGTGCTAAGGTAAACCATAACTAAATAAAAGGCCCCCCTGAGATAACTCAAGAGGGCCGATACCAACAAGTCGGTGTTGGCATCACTCAATTATAGTGTGCCAACCTTTTAGAGGAAGGCACATTTGTGTTTAACTGGAACAATAAAAATCTCGCTGAGGTGCTGTCAATGTACGGCGGAAACATCTTTATGGCTGAGATGGATTACCAGGCTATGGGACTTGATAACGGTGAGTGGGTGATGCTGGTCAAAGAGGGGTACGATAACAAAGTCATTAGCCCAACTGTCATGATGCTGATGGCTGAGAGAGCAGCTGCAAAATGAGTGGCGTTTACAAAATCTACCGGCATGATTCACAGCCTTTTGCTCAAGTGCCTAACAGGGCAATCAGAGATCCACAGATAAGCCCCAACGCTTTTAGATTGCTCGCTTACTTGATGAGCCACAAAGAGGGCTATGAGCTTACTTATGGTCAGATTGAAAGACAGACAACTCTAGGCAGGTATGCCATCAACGAAGCAATCAAGGTGCTGACCGACAAGGGCTGGCTCAGGACTGAAAGAACCAAGAAGGACAACGGCCAGTTTGGTCCGACATCGTTTCACATACTTGACCCAGAGGCTGTTGATTCCATAGCGGATGACTCCAGCGTGGGTGATTCCACTATGGAACAGCCAACGGACAATAAGAATACTAATTACTTAGAGAATACTAAAACTAAAGAAAAACACTTAGAGGCATTTGAAACATTTTGGTTGCTTTACCCTAAACGCATAGCTAAAGCTGATGCTCTAAAAGCCTGGAACAAAGCAATAAAGAAAAAAACCGCTGATGAGCTGATTGGCCTGACCAAGGCTTATTCCGAGAGTAAGCTACCCGACATGACATACATCCCATACCCAGCATCTTGGCTAAACAAAGAGCTTTATGAGTCGGTTGAGATTCAAGAAAATAAACCGCTGCAAAAGCTAAAGATTGGCAAGTGGCATGACTGAGTTTGAGCTATCGGTAATCGGCTCCATCCTGCTGACCAACGGCAAGGCACTCGATGACCTGACCTTGGCACCGGATGACTTCCTAGATCCAAGCCATGAGATTATCTACAAGACCATGCTTGAGATGAAGCACCACCGCAACCCCATAGATGTTGTCACAGTCGGATCAAGGCTGCCAAAGCTTGCCAGCTATCTCCATGACTGTGTGACTGCAACACCAACATCCAACAGCGTGAACTTTTACGCCAGCAAGGTTGTCGAGGAAAGCACCAGACGCAGACTGAGCACCACCGCTGCTGTTATCAGCGAAACAGCAAAGCACTCTGACCTTGCAGAGGTAATGGAAAAGGCTAAGAAAAGCATTGACGGAATTATCGAGCGAAACATTGCAATCAAGCCAAGCTATGTTGATGATGAACTAATCCCTTACCTTGATGAGCTAGACAAGCCACGCAACTATCCGCTGACACCTTGGGACCAGCTCAACAACATCATCGGTGGGTTGCGACCAGGTGCTCTTTACATCATCGGTGCTCGACCAGGTGTGGGTAAGACGATAGTTGGAGTGCAGTTAGCCTGGCACTTATCCAAGTCTGGCCCTGTGTCATTCCACAGCCTTGAGATGGGCAAGACTGAACTCTATAACCGCATCATTGCAATGGAAGCCTCTGTGTATCTTGGCAACATTGAAAAGGGAACGATTAGAGATCATGAGTGGCAAAAGATAGCTCAAACAATTCGACAGACCAAACATGAGCTTGCCATCCATGACAAGTCAGGGCAGACCATCCAGCAGATTAGGGCACTAGCCAATAGCGTCAAGTCTGATGGCAAGCTAAAGGCCATAGTTGTTGACTACCTTGGCTTAATACAGGACACCGAGAAGGGCAGAAAACGCTATGAGATGATTACCGACATCTCCATCGGACTCAAGAACCTTGCCAGAGATCTTGAAGTGCCTGTCATCGCATTAGCCCAGCTCAACCGAGGACCAGAGCAACGAAAGAACTCAGAGCCAGACATGGCAGACCTTAGAGATTCAGGTGGCATCGAGCAGGATGCCGATGTTGTTATCTTGCTGCATCGAGAGCAGGTTGAGGGTGACATGGAGTGGGAGCGTTCCCAGATGATTCTCAATGTCGCAAAGAACCGACATGGCACCACAAATAAAGCGTGGCTCAAGTTCGAGGGTCACCATGCCAGAGTTGTTGAGGGCTAGGATTATGGCGTGGATGACAATGTGGCACTGTGCTGCCGATGTGGTGCAACTTGGAAAGTTAACACCCATAAGCGAAAGAGGAAAGACCTCAAGTGCCAGTCCTGCCGGATGCACCGAGCCTTGGTCATCAAGTATGGCTCTGAAAAGTGCATCCCTTGGCAAGGTGAGTTTGACAAGGCAACCCTCACAATCCCAATCTTTGACGGCCAGCCAGTCCTACCTGGCATTAGATCTTGTGGGCACACCGACTGCACCAACCCCAATCATGTCTTAGGTGACCACTAGAGTAAACAAAACAACAAGAGATAAGGAAAAGAGATGGCAAGTATCAAAGTAAAGGGCACTGTTAGCCGAGTATTCTACGAGGGCAAAGGGCTAGAAGTATCAGAGCAGTTTCAGACCAAGGCTGGCGAGTCAATCACCAAGCGATACACAGTTTGGCTAAAGTCACCAACAACCTTTGACATTGGTGACGAGATACAGGTTGAGGGTCTTTATTCAGCCGAGATTGACAACTGGACCAACAAAGAGGGTGAGGCTAAGTCAAGCATCAAGGTGAGTATCAACAACCCTTTCATCACTCGTACTGATCCAGCTGAGATAGTCAAGTCACTGTTCGAGCCAACCCACGAGCCAACACCCTTTTGAAAAATCTCCGATGGCTAGTCCCAGCCCTAACCGCTGGTGTTCTTGTAAACCTATCCTTGAATACCACTAGCGTTCTTGGTGGTCTGGGGCTGGCCTTCGGTATTCTCTACACCATTGCTGCCATACTTGGAGCATGGGAACTACATGGCAGAGGTAAGCCTTAGCGTTATCGGTGATCCTGCCAGCCAAGGCTCACACGCAATCATGCAGGGCCGGATAGTTCAGGTCAACAGCAAGAAACACAAGGCTTGGCGAAACGCTATAACGCAGACAGCCCTAGCAACCCTGCCACCAGACTGGGAACCCATTGACGAGCCATGTGAGCTTATTGTCAACTTTTACATGCCAAAGCCAGCATCAGTCAAACGCTCATTGCCTACTGTCAGCCCAGATTTAGACAAGCTCATTAGGGCTGTTGGAGATAGCCTCACAGATTCAGGCGTGGTGGTGGATGACAGCCGCATTGTCAGGATCTCAGCCAGGAAGCTCTACGCCATAGGAATTGAGCCTGGGGCCACAATCCTTGTAAAGACCCTAGATATTTTCTAAATAACAGTTTGATAACAAAGCCAGAAAAAGGCAAAAAAAGGCAAAAATCTCCCAAAAAAACCTAAAAAAGGTGTACCCTAAATACATCAGCTCAAGGGGAGCTGGTAGAGAGGCACCAAATGTACCAAGTCATCGAAGTAATGAAAGCTCTGAAAGTATCTAAAGAGCAAGCAGTCCAGATTGCTGATGTTGTTGACAATGAGGGCTTGCTTGATTGGTCCGAGGCAACTGCCACACAATACAAAACTGCCTTTAGATTAGCCCAGCAGTTTATTGCTAATGGAATGAGCTGGGAATGAAAGGCTGGCTACTAACAGTCAGCATATTCCTATCGGTTGGCATGACACTTGCCATTCAGGAATACAGCGTCATCATCGGCTACTACACAGGTGTTGTCTTACTTGCAATTCACTTCCTAGTCATCGCACTTTGGTTTACTCGCAGAGGTGCCAGATGAATAAAAAACACCTGGCTAAAGTCCTAGAGGAAGCAAGGCTATGGACCAATGCCGAATACGAGGCTAAGACAACAGCAGAAA